CTTCCTGTCTAGACGGCGGTCTAAGACTCCTGCAACAGTTGGAGCAGTAACTCCTCCTGTTGCGTACACTTATCTTCGTCCTGATGGGACATCTCAGTTCCGGCGTTCTGACGGCACCTCAATCTACATTCGACCCTAGCCATGCCAAATCTCACGGTTTCTACAGACATCGACACGTTTATGACTTCGGCAAGCAATGCCGTTGCAAGAACGAACCTAGGCGCCGCTAAACAGGCTGATGTACAGGTTTTCACTTCTAGCGGGACTTGGACAAAGCTGGCAAATGCAAAGTTGCATGTGTTTGAAGTTGTTTCTGGTGGTGGTGGTGGTGGTGCTGGTGGAAAAGCAGCCAGCGGAACTGCTGTTTTTGGAGGTGGAGGAGGTGGTGCTGGTGGCTACACACTTGTGAGCTACGCAGACGCAGACTTAACTGATGCAACTTACGCGATTGCGATTGGGGCAGCAGGGACGGGTGGAGTTTTTGGAGGAGCAGCACCAGCCGGTGGAGGTATATCCACTGTAACTGGCGGCACTCAAGGCATCATAGCCAGGGCAACTGCTGGTTCTGCTGGGGGAAATGGAACAACTTCAACAGGGGCTGCTGGTGGAGGCGGTGCCTATCAGTCTAATGCTGGAGGCGGCAGCAACATTACAGGAACCGCAGGTGGAGGAAGCGGCACAATAAAAGCGCCAGCCTCTGGTGCTGCTGGAGGAGGATGCTCAACAGTTGCTCCTTTTAATGGGGGAATTGGTGGCAGCAATGTGCCATTTAGCCTTGCAGGTGGAACTGGAGGAGGGCAATCCACTGTTGCAAACGGAGGAGCAGGAGGAGCAGGTAATCTGAAAACTGGACTTTCATCCGCGCTGTTTACTGGGTCAGGTGGCGGTGGCGGCGGTGCTAGTACGTTTATAACAGGCAGCGGAGGGAATGGAGGGAATGGAACAGGGAACGGTTGTGGAGGTGGTGGAGGCGGAGCAACTCAAGGCAGCGGCAATGGTGGCAATGGTGGCAACGCCACTGCTGGAATTATTGTTGTCACAACCTACTTTTAATCATGCGATACGCTATTGTTGATAGCGCCACTAAGGTGGTGCAAAACGTAATTGTCTGGGATGGAGTGGCACCTTTCACTCCTCCCGCTGGAACTACACTTGTAAATGTCGATGGCGTTCCTTGTGGCCCAGACTGGATTCAGCAGCCAGACGGTTCATTCCTTCCTCCTCAGGCTTAACTTTCCCCGGGTAATTGCGGTAAACAAAAACTAATATGGCTAATCAGTTCCTTCTTAAATATAGCGCCACGGCTGGCGTTATCCCAACGTCCGCAGAGTTGCCCTTGCGGCAGATCGCGCTGAACACTGCCGATGGCAAGCTGTTCATCAAAAAGAATGACGGTACCATTCTCAGCTTCGAGAGTGCTGCCGCGTTTGCTCGTGCGGTACACACCCATGTCATCTCTGATGTCACTGGCCTTCAGGACGCTCTTGACACGCTGACGACGGCAGCAGCCGCCGCCCAGTCCGGTGCTGATGCATCGCTCAAAAGCGCGTCCAACCTGAGTGATCTGGCGAGCGTTTCTTCGGCTCGTACAAACCTGAGCGTTGATAGCAGCGCAGAGGTTGACAGCAAGATTTCGAGCTCCAAGACTGCTTCTGATTCTTACACGGATGCGGCAATCGCTTCTCTCATCAATGGGAGTCCTGCGACGCTCGACACTCTGAAGGAGATTGCTGACGCGCTGTCCGCTGGCTCGGACGTTGCAACCGCACTGGCCTCCAGCATCGCTGGCGTGTCTTCGCGTGTCACCGTTCTGGAAGACCAGAACCTTGACAGCCGTCTGACGACCGCTCAGAGCGCCGCTGACGCTGCCCAAGGCACTGCTGATAGCGCAGTCACCGCAGCCGCAGCCGCACAGAGCACTGCCGACCAGGCCGTCCTCGACGCAGCCGCAGCGCAGGCTGACGCTGACGCCGCCCAGTCCACCGCTGACAGCGCCGTTTCGGCTGCTGCAACGGCACAGGCTGGCGCTGATGCGTCCCTGAAGATCTCCTCTAACCTGAGCGACCTCGCTGACGCCGCTTCGTCCCGCACGAACCTTGGCGTTGACTCGTCTGCAGAAGTGGACAGCAAGGTCAGCACGGCTGTTAGTTCAGCTTCTGGCACGCTTCAGAGCAGCATCGACGGAGTGAGTGGCCGGGTTTCGACTCTCGAAGGTCAGAACCTTGATTCCCGCCTCACTAGCGCAGAAGGCACGATTGCTGGCCTGGGCACGATGTCTACGCAGAATGCAGACAACGTCGCGATCACTGGCGGCTTGATTGGCGCTGGTTCCGTTCCTACCGATTCGGGTGTGATTCTCACTGAGAACAGCACCCTGGACGGCGGCACGTTCGAGGGCAGTGGTGGTGGTGGTGGTGGAACTTGGCCGGGCTTTTCTGGAACATGCAATTCCCCAGGATCTCCTTTGGAATTGTATACCGTTGAAAGCACTCTGGCTGTAGGCGGTCATGTAACTGGATTCCTTTTCGAAGGAACGGTGTACACTTATGGAGTGAACTATTCTTCCGGCGGTGGGTTCGTTAATACTAGCAACAACACCTCTTATACATGGGGTGCTGACGGCGTAATCACCAGTGTCGAGCCTTGCTCGATTTAGTTGATTAGATGCACATCAAGCCGCTGTCCAATCCAGCGGCTTGATTTGTTTTTAGTTAGTGCTACATGAAAGAAATGCCAACTATTCTGTTGAATAACAAAGTAAACGACGGTCAAACCCCAAGCCCGTCAGATGTTGCAGTCAGAGAGCTAGCTATCGACGCTTCTACTGGTTCTCTTTGGACTAAGCTCAAGACAGGTCTTGTTCGCAAGATCCTAGCCATTGCAGCGCCTCATGCAGCCACTCACGCTGCCGGCCAGCCTGACGCAATCACGCCGGCATCTATTGGCGCTGCCATCATCGACCATCAGCACACTCCTCTTGATTTGGTGGGCTGTGGCGACATCATCACTTCCAACGCGGCAGACTTTGCTGCTGCCTCGCACACTCACGGCGTAGGACAGGTAGCCGGGTTGTCCGCACAGCTTGACGCTCTCGCCCAACGCATTTCAGCTCTCGAACAACAAGTCTACCCTCAATGAGCAAGAAACAGGTAAACCTCTCTGTATCCAAAGGCGAGAAGCTGCCGGTGTCTAAGGGTGCCGGGCTGACTGCTAAGGGGCGAGCCAAATACAATGCTGCTACTGGCAGTAACCTGAAGGCGCCCGCACCAAACCCTAAAACCAAGGCAGACGAGGGCCGCAAGAAGTCGTTCTGTGCTCGCATGAGCGGAATGCCTGGTCCCATGAAAGACGAGAAGGGTCAACCCACTCGCAAGGCTGCATCACTCAAACGCTGGAACTGTAAATAATGCAAGTCCCCATCCTCAACGGCATCTACACAAGCACCGCTGGGGATTTCCGTGTGGAATATCCACGCAACATGGTGCCTGTTATCCTTCAGTCAGGCATCTCTGATGGGTACTTTCGTCCCGCTGACGGCATCGTGAGCCTAGGCACAGGCCCAGGCATTGATCGTGGAGCTATTGAGTGGCAGGGACTGCTGTATCGAGTGATGGGCGCTAGTCTTGTGTCAATCTCTAGTACAAACATCGTCACTGTCATAGGCAATGTAGGCGGCACGGGACAGGTCACGTTTGACTATTCCTTTGACTACCTCGCTATAGCCTCAAACGGAAACCTGTTCCTATATCGTCCCAGCACGGGTCTTCAGCAGGTCACAGATCCTGATTTGGGAACTGTCGTCGATGTCGTTTGGGTGGACGGCTACTTTATGACGACTGACGGAGAGTTCCTCGTCGTTACTGAACTCAATAACCCGTTTGCCGTCAACCCGCTCAAGTACGGGTCTTCTGAAGCCGATCCAGACCCTATTGTGGCCCTCCTAAAGGTCCGTAACGAAGTCTACGCACTCAACCGGCACACCATCGAAGTCTTTGAAAACGTGGGAGGCTCGCTGTTCCCATTCCAACGTGTAGAAGGCGCCCAAGTGCAGCGTGGCGCTATTGGCACTCGCACCTGCTGCGTGTTTATGGAGTCCATCGCGTTTATTGGTGGGGGCAGGAATGAGGCTCCTTCAGTATGGCTGATCTCTGGCAGCAACGCACAACGCATTGCCACTCGGGAGGTTGATTTGCTGCTGACCCAGTTTACTGAAGAACAGTTGTCCAGTGTGCTGGTTGAGGCTCGCGTGGATAATGGCTACCGACATCTGTACATCCATTTGCCAAATCAGACGTTGGTCTTTGATGCCGCTGCCACCACTCTGGCCGGCGCCCCCATCTGGTTTACGCTGGCTACCAGCCTCGTTGGAGACGGTCAGTATCGTGCTCGCAACTTAGTGTGGGCCTACAACCGCTGGAACGTGGGTGACCCGGCTAGTACTGCCTTTGGTTATCTTACTGAATCCCTGTCTTCTCACTGGGGAGTGCTGAATGGCTGGGAGTTTGCGACCATTATCCTGTACAACGAGAGCCGGGGCCTGATCTTTCACGAGATGGAACTGGTGGCACTG